TGAAAATACTAGCCTATAAATATTCACATGAAAATAGTAATAGTCACAGGCGGGTTCGACCCGCTACATTCTGGGCACATTGCCTACTTTGAAGCAGCCCGAGCACTAGGCGATAGGCTTGTGGTTGGCATCAACTCAGATGCTTGGCTCACACGCAAAAAAGGCAGACCATTTATGCCTGTTGCCGAACGTCGAGCCATTATTGAAAATCTACGCATGGTAGACAAAGTAATTGAGTTTGACGATGATGACAACACTGCTATAGATGCTATACGTGTGGCCCGGGCACATTACACTGTGCCTAGAACCCAGTTCATATTTGCCAATGGTGGAGACCGCACTGCCGACAACATTCCTGAAATGGTGTTTGATGATGTGGACTTTGAATTTGGTGTAGGTGGCGAAAACAAAATGAATTCAAGTTCATGGATACTGACAGAATGGAAAACTCCCAAGACTGATCGTGCCTGGGGATACTATCGTGTGTTGCATGAAGTTGGTGCTAACACAAAATTAAAAGAACTCACTGTCATGCCAAAGACATGCTTGAGCATGCAACGACATGACAGCCGTGCAGAGTTTTGGTTTGTAGCCGAAGGTGCGGCCACAGTGTACACCTTGGATGAGGCCAGTACTGATCAAGAAGTCAAGTGTCACTTGACCATGCATGAACACACATTTATCAAAGTCAATGAGTGGCATCAACTATGCAATGAAACTAATCAACCGCTAAAGTTGATTGAAATACAATACGGTGAACGCTGTGTTGAAGATGATATTGAACGTAAATGAAACCAATTCCAGTATTTGTAGGATATGATCCCAGAGAAGCCATTGCATATCATACATGCGTGAATTCAATCATTAGACATGCCAGTCGGCCAGTGGCCATTGTTCCTGTGGCTTTGAACTTGTTCCGGGACTACGACGAAACACACACTGACGGCAGCAATCAATTTATCTACAGCCGCTTTCTTGTGCCACACTTGATGGACTACACAGGTTGGGCCATCTTCATTGATGGTGACATGATCTTGCGTGGAGACATTGTGGAACTATGGGAGTCTAAAAATCTTGCCAAGGATGTCATGGTAGTCAAACACGACTACAAAACACGCATGACTGAAAAGTATCTTGGGTCTAAGAACGAAGACTATCCACGCAAGAACTGGTCAAGTGTGATACTGTGGAACTGTAACAGTTTTCCCAACCGTAAACTAACACCAGAGTTTGTGCAAAACTCAACAGGTGCAGAACTGCATAGATTCACTTGGTTAGAAGATGAACGCATTGGTGAACTGCCCCCAGAGTGGAACTGGCTGGATGTTGAATATGAATGGAATCCCTCGGCCAAACTAGTACACTACACCTTGGGCACACCTTGCTTTCATGAATTTGCAGATGCTGGAAATTTTGCAGAAGACTGGCACAAAGAAAGGTTATTAACTGACTACTGTCAGCAGAGAACATAACATGGATGAACAAGAATTAGCACCGTTGTTGCAACACGAACTTGACCTGGCACCACCAGAAGTTAAAGAATTATTCTATGACTTATTAAAATACCGCGTGGACCCAGCAGGAGACTACTATGGCCTGGACTTGGAAACATTGACTAAAAAAATTCAAACTTTAGACAATCAGACCATACATGCCATTGATAGTGAATTTAGATATGCAGAAAAGGGAAAAATGTTTGATCCTATATTACAAAGTTTTACCATGGGATGTGGTGGCCAAATAACCAGTTGGAGCAAAAGCGAGCAGAGCATGGTGCCAGTGGTGTTGCGTGGTATTACCAAACGCAAACAAATGGATGCTTGTCGTGCTGCCGGTAGAGACTTTTATTACATAGATACTGGATACTTTGGAAACGCTAAAAAGAAAACATTTCATCGTGTGACCCGTAACGATGTACAAAACTTTGGTCCTATTATAGATCGTCCCAGGGACAGACTGGGTGCAACAGGATTTCAACCACGCAAGTTTTATCGTGGCAGCAAAATATTATTGGCACCGCCCAGTCAAAAGTTGTTGAATCTCTACGACATTGATCTAGAACAATGGTTAGACAACGTATTAAAAGAACTTGCTGGTAAAACAGATCGAGAAGTTGTTGTGCGCCGCAAGCCTGGTCGTACAGCCAGAACCAGTGATGATTCAATGGCACATGCCCTGGAGCAAGATATACATTGCTTGGTAACATTCTCAAGTATTGCCGCTGGGGAAGCCTTGCTCAATGGCAAACCTGCTATCACACTAGGGCCCAATGCAGCCGCTGCTTTGTGCAGTCAGACACTAGATGCTATCAACGAACCTTATGTGCCCACACTGGATGAAGTGGAACGTTGGGCAGCACACATAGCATATTGTCAATTTACTGAAGCAGAAATGCGTAACGGCACAGCATGGAGAATCCTTCAGGGTGGTTGATGTAGTGGTTTATGTTAGCAGTGTTGCTAACCCACAAAAACATTCTAGGAAAATACAATGCCTGGAAAGTTTTGCTGATGGGGTGAGAGCAACAGGACATACAGTCAAGGTAGAATGGGAACACAAATATACCCCCAGCCGGTTGGCTGTGATGCTGGGCTGGGCTACCACAAACACTGGTGGTCGTAACATCACATTACGCAAACAAATCATTCCAGAACAACGCAGACTGGGTTTTCAAACCATGTGCATAGATGCGTCATGTTGGAAGTATCTCGATGATCACGGTAACTACTTGCGATACAGTCTCAACGGTCCATTTTATGACCGTGCTGAGTATGCCAATCGCAACAGCGATGCTACCAAATGGCTAGAGATAAGTCGTACCTTGGGAGTGCAGTTAAAATCAGCCCAAGTCAATCAGGCCGGCCATATTTTGATCGGCATGCAACGTGATGGTGGATTTGCAATGAAAACTCTGGATCCAATGACCTGGTTGCACGACAAAATACATCAAATTAGATCAGTGAGCAGTAGACAAATTTATGTTCGACCACATCCAGGTCAATACAATATGACAGACTTTGCTGTGTACAACAGCAAAATGGGCAAAAGACAAAATGTAGTCATATTGGAACCTACTCAAAGTCGACTGATTGACAACTTGCAAGGCGCACATTCGGCAGTGTTCTTCAACAGCAGTGCCAGTGTGGCAGCAGTGTGTGAAGGTATTCCTGTGTTTGCAGATGATTCCAGTTGTGTGGCTTGGTCAGTGGCCAACAAGGATGTGAATAAAATTGAAACTCCAGAAATATTCTCTAGAGAGCAATGGATGTATGATTTGGCCGCAGCACACTGGAGCGATGCGGATGCACGAGCCGGCCGTGTTTATCAAAAGTTTTTGCCTTATTTGTGAATCTGGTACGACTCAACTAGGTCAGCCACAGACTCGCCACAGTCAGTAAATTCCCAAATATGAAATTGACTCCAACAAATATGATCCCACCAGTCTGATCTATCTGGATGTTGTATGCTACTCAAGTTTTCTATTCCGCCCATGAGTAGTGTGGTCATACTCTGATCTATGGTGTAAGCAGGCACACCCAACAAACAGGCTTCTACGCAGGCCATGGTGCGATCTCCTACCACAGCATGTGCATCATCCAACAATCGCACAAAACTGTTCCAACGACCAGGTTTACTGCTGCCTTTGCTACGCCACACAATCTCACCGTCCCAATATGTGCGAACTAGACTTTCCATTTTGGCACACCATTCTACAATATCTTCCCCAGTTCGTTGTTGTAGTATTTCTTTTATGGGCTTGGGAATCACAATGTATTGGCCAGGTGTGGCACGCCAGTTGTACATGGCACGTGGTTCGTTGAACAACTGTGATCGCGGCCAAGGACGAGTCTGTACATTGAGATTGTGATGCCCGCAATAAGTAACTCGACGAGTATTGCGCCTGGGTTCGTTGTCGCCCCAGTATCCAAACTCTATTTCAATCCAAGGACGACCGGCCTCAATCCATTCTTTGAGTGGTGACCACCAGGGAGCAAAGTGGCTGACCACCAGCACATGATCTTCAGGAATATCTTCTATTAGATCAAATGTCTTTAGTCCTTTAAGGCGCCACGGCTCCAAGGTCCATTTTTCATAGTCACCTTTGACTGCTGGTGACCATGCATACTTTACTTCCAACCCATGATCCAATCGTCTTTGACTTGATCCAAGCGTACCATGCCCCATGACTGCATGAGTTCAATGGCAGCGTGTTGACCGTATTGACTGCTGTAAGCATCGTGTGGTTTTTGTTCTACTACAACAACAGGACGACAACGTTTGATAGTTGCCTCTGCACCTTGCAGGATGCGATACTCGTAGCCTTCGCAGTCCATTTTGATGTAGTCTACTTCGTCAAGTTCTAAATCATCCAGGCGGTATACTTGTGTTTCGCCTTGCCCTAGTGTAGCAGGATCAATGTGCGTGTGCCCAGTATTGCCTTCTGTTATGATCATAGTAGCACGAGTTTGTTTGTCTCCCAGCGCAAAGTCTTTGACTTGTAAGTTGTCAGCAACAACATTACGGAGCAAACATTCTCTAAACATAGCCACTGGTTCAAACGCCAACACAGTACGGAAGTTCTTGCATAGGCCACGACTCCACAAGCCCACGTTAGCACCGATGTCCAGTGCAACACCGCGTCTCTTGGCATGTGTCATGCTACGGTCACGCACCTGATATTGGTATTCAGCAGGCCCGCCTTTGTCTATGCTTTTCTTCAGCATCTTTGGAAAGTGTGATTCA